GCGAAAAATCAATTTTAGAACAAGCGTTACTTCAAGTACAAAATCTTGAAGAAGCAGTAAAGCAAAATGCAAAAGGTATACTTGCTTCAACTATGAAGGAAGAACTAAGCGACTTGCTTAAAGAATCATTGGAAGAAGAGGTGAAAGTAGATGCTACTGAAGAAGAAGTTGCTACTGAACCTAAAGAAGAGGAAGAAAAAGATATGTCAGAACAATTTGCCGACGAAGAAGAAAAGGCGGATGATGATTCTGAAGATAATAGTGACCTCGATAACGAAGAGCCAGCAAAAGGAATCGATGATATGGATTCTGAACACATGGATTCTGAAGACGAAGAATCATCTGATGATTCTGAAGGAGAAGAAGAAGGTGAAGATGAAATGGATTCAGACGATGATGATGTTATGGACATGACAGGTGCTTCCGATGAAGAAGTATTAAAAGTGTTCAAGGCTATGAAACCAGAAGATGGTATTGTAGTTAAAAAAGACGGAAACAAAGTTGAACTTGAAGCTGGTGGCGAAGAATTCATCATCAAATTAGACGAAGAAGAGGAAGAATCTAACGAAGAAACTCTTTATGAAATCGAACTTGATGAAGAAGAAGAGGAAACAAACGAAGGTGCTTTACAAGGCTTATCAAACCCTAAAAAGGTAGAAGCTAAAGAAGGTGCTTTAAAAGGTATGTCTAATCCTAAGAAAGTTGAAGCGAAAGAAGAAGAATGGAAAGAAGAAGAAAAGGAAACCAAAGAAGAAAAGGAAACTGAGGTTGACGAAGCTTCTAGAACATTCGCTGCTGACGTTAGAACTCCTGCGAACCAAGGTAAAAAATACAAAGCCGGTCGTCATGAAATGAACGAAGAAGTTGAAACTTTGAAAAAAGAAATTGTTGAGTACAAAAAAGCTCTAGTTCTTTTCAAAGAGAAATTTAACGAAATCGCAGTATTCAATGCAAACTTAGCTCATGCTACTCGTTTGTTTACTGAACATTCAACAACTAAACAAGAAAAATTAGACATTCTTAAAAGATTTGATTCAGTTGCAACAATTAACGAATCTAAGAACTTATTCAACCAAATTAAAGGTGAATTCGGTACTAAGACAACCGTTACTGAAACTGTTGCTGAAAAAATCGCAAATACACCTCAAACATCATCTTCTCAAGAAGTTTTAGCAGAATCAAAAGCGTATGAAAATCCGCAATTCACTAGAATGAGAGATTTAATGAAAAAGGTAAAATAATAAATAAAAAAATTAAAAACAATACAAACTAAAATGGGAGCATTATTAGAATCAGGTATGGTTGGTAACATCGGTCTTAAGCACTTACGTGTTATCAAAGAAGATACCATCAAAAAATGGGATGACTTAGGATTCCTTGACGGATTAGAAGGTCACCAAAAAGATAACATCGCACAATTATATGAAAACCAAGCGTCTTATTTAATCAACGAAGCAGCAGTTGCTGATGCGTCTGGTTCTTTCGAGACTGTAGTTTTCCCTATCATTCGTCGTGTGTTCTCTAAATTATTAGCTAACGACATCGTGTCTGTACAAGCTATGAACTTACCAATTGGTAAATTATTCTACTTCATTCCTAAAATTCAGGAAAGAGACGGAAATGGTCACTATAGCCCATATTCTGGTCCTAACGGAGTAACAAACAATAACGATTCAACTGCGGGTTATCCATCAACTGCAAGAAGTTTATATGATAGATTCTACGAATCATCTGATGCTAACGACCAAGGTTTATTTGATTACTCAAAAGGTTCATTTAATGATGTAACTTTAACAGGTTCTTCATTGGTAACTTTCGCAGCAGGTCAAGTAACTGATAACGTTGTTATTGCAACAGGTTCTACAGTTTCATCTGTAATCTTAAAAGTAACTGGTTTTTCTAAAACTGGTGAAGGTAAATTAGCAGGTCCAGATGGTAACGAAATGGATACTGAAGAATTTTTAGCTTCTTTACATGTACATTGTTCACAAGTTAGTTCATCAGATTTACCATTTAACTTAGTTACTCAAAAATATGGTAAAGGTATCGCAGCTTATGGTTCTAAACAAGCTGGTACAAATGGTAACTTATTCCAAAACATTTGTGATGAAGATGGTGTTATGTATATCCAAGTTGATTTACAATCTTATAGCCCAACTTCAGGTTTCTCTGATTACACAGTTGCTGGTAGCACATTAGTAGGTTCTGATTTTACAGTAACTTATCGTCAATATGCTACATTAGAATTCGAAGACCAAATTGGTGAAGTTTCTTTCGATTTAGAATCTGTAACAGTTTCTGTAACTGAAAGAAAATTAAGAGCTAGCTGGTCTCCTGAATTGGCTCAAGACGTTAGTGCATTCCACAACATCGATGCTGAAGCTGAATTAACAGCTTTATTATCTGAGCAAATCGCAGCTGAGGTTGACCGTGAAATCTTACGTGACTTACGTAAAGGTGCAGCTTGGTCAGCTAAATGGGATTACAACGGATGGAAATATGGTGGAACAAATGGTGCAACTTTACAAGGTTACACTCAAAAAGACTGGAACCAAACTTTGGTTACAAAAATCAACCAAATTTCAGCTCAAATCCATAAAACTACATTAAGAGGTGGTGCTAACTTTATCGTTGTATCTTCAGAAATTTCTGCAATCTTTGACGATTTAGAATACTTCCACGTATCTGATGCTAACCCAGAGCAAGACCAATATAACATGGGTATTGAAAGAATCGGTTCTTTAAGCGGACGTTACCAAGTGTACCGTGACCCTTATGCACCAGCTTACTCTATCATCGTTGGTCATAAAGGAAAATCATTGTTAGACACTGGTTACATCTACGCACCATACGTGCCAATGCAACTTACCCCTACAATGTACAATC